CACCGGAGCGACGAGGAATAGCAACGTCACCCACCAAGCCGGTCAGGGTCTGAACGCCCAGGCCAACCACGGGGGAAGCATTCCGCAGGGCTTCGATGAAGTCATCAGCCAGCAGATCGGTAGCAACCAAGTTGCCGCCGGTGGTAGCGCCAGAAGTAACGTAGGTGGCGCGTTGGCTCAGAGCCGAGAAAGGAACAAAGAAGCTGCGCTCACCGGTCAGGGTCAGACCGGAGCTGCGAGCAACTTCCTGGCTCAGTTCACGAACCAGACCAGCGCCGTGGCTGCTCCAGTCACCGCTCAGCAGAGCGCGGACGCCATCCATGATGGAGTAGCGCTCTTGAACCTTGGCGCTCAGATCAACGGGGGCCACGGTCTCAACAGGCTTGGCGCCGATGCGCTCAAGCACAGCCTCACGGGCCACGTCGAGAGACGAACCGTTTTCGATCAGCTGATCAGCCAGCTCACGCATTTCATGCTTAGAGCAAAGCTCTTGGATGTTGCGAATACGGGTGCGCTCGGCGGAAGCTGCTTTTTTAGAAGCTTCCTCGCGCACCACGCTGATGTCGGGTGCAGTAGACATTGGATCTTCTGAAACGGGGGTTTTCAGTGGTGCGACGCGAGCCGCAGGCTGTGCCTCATCGGCACTTCCTTGATCAATTGTAGGCTCGGCCAACAATGACCTTCCCACGCCAATTTTGGGGTCGGCGGGTACAGAAACCACGCTGATTTCGTAGGGCTCCCAATTGGTTGCCACAAACTCTCCATTGCGCTCTTCCATCTCCTTAATTCGGTATCCAACGGAGATATTGCGCATAATGCCATCCTTGACATCTGCCAAAACTTCCTGAGCGAATGCGTTGCGGCTGAAGCGAACTTTGCTAACGCCTTTCTTTTTGCCCTCGTCAAGGTAGGCGCGCTCAACAACACCGATCGGCCGATCCATATCGTGATTGAACAGCAGCGGGGCGCCGTCGTTCAATCGGCCAAGATCAATGGCCCCAGAGTCGTGGCTAAGAACTTCTAAGCCAAAAGAACGCTCAACTGGGTATTCAGACGAAAAGCTGAATTCAAAGGTGCGCTCTTCCTGCTCTTGAAACTCGGTTTCGCCTGCACGCTTATACAGCTGGGGGGCAAAGCGCAGAGCTTCAATTTTTGTAAGAGTTGAGAAGCGGTGGCCAACCTTAACGTCGGTGGCTTCCCAGCCCTCGTCACCTTCGCGATAAACGGTGATCAGGGCAGCCGGATCATCCTCGTCACCGTTGACGGTGAATTCAGAATCAGGGACGTCGATTGTGCCGTCGCGCTCAATGCGATCAATCCGGCCTTTAGCCATGCCGCCAGAGCTGTCCCATTGAACGAAGCTACCAACGCTCAATTCACCGGGCTCAGCTCTGACCTCTAATTGATCAGACATGATTTAGGCGCAATTTCCCTGAGTCTATCCAGCACCTTCGTACCCCATGTCGGCTTGATTTTCTGCGTCTTCACCTGCAGGGGCTGGGGTATCGCCAAAAGCATCAATGCTTCCGACGGGTTTGTATTGGCTAGCCCCAGAACCATTGACTGCGCTGGGGTCAGTGTCGGTGATGATGTTCATCTGATCGAGCTTGGCAAGCTCGGCCTGACGTGCAATCAGCAGCTCATCCAGATCCCCGCCATTTTCTGCCACACAATCAGCAAGCGTTTTGAAGCCGCTGCGCACAGCGTCCTTCATTGCGCTGATTTCTTTCTGCGGATCAACGTAGGAATAACCGCGGAACACCCAACGCACTGCTTGGTAGCGCTCGGGCTCGGTTTCGTAAGTAGGCAGATTTAAGACACCGCCAAGCACCGCCATTTCAAGCCAAGCATCAAAAACGGGCTGATAGAACTGATCCCGCATCATCTGCTGGATAGACCGCCAAGTGTCGCGGTCCTGCAGAAGGGCTAAACGGCTGCTGCTGTAGTTGCTTTGGCTGTAATCACCCGAAAGCACTTCGTAGGAACAACCAATGCCGGAAGCCAAGGCGCGCAGCTGAGCGCGCAAAAACGGCTCGTATTCACCCGAAGGCGAATCCATATCAGGGATCGAAACGGTTTCCCCGGGTTGCAGGTAGTGAAAGCGCCCAGGCTCCATGCCCGTCACGCGCTCGCCGTCATAAACCTCACCGCCGGGATCAAGCTCACCCTCAGGCGATGAGATGAAGCCCATTAATGCAGAGCTGGCGCGGGCACGCACAACGCTTGCCTGCTCCCAACCCTCAACGTGATGCATCCGCTGCATTGCGCTTGCAAGCCACGGCACACCGCGGGTTTGGCCAGGGCGTGCCGACGTCCGATCAAAGAGATGCACAACATCCTTCGCCGGAACGATGATGTGGCGTTTGTCGGGGTTGCCGGTAGGGAACGCAGTGTCTCCCGGGTGACGCGTAAGGAAGGCGTAGTTGACCGGGCGGCCAAACTTATCAAGCTCTACGCCAAGCTTCCAAACGTTGCCCGGGGTGCGTGATGGGGAGTTGTAATCCTCGTCCAGCTGGTCAGCTTCCAGCACTTCCAGAGCAAACCTGATCTTGCTACGCCCAAAGCTTTGACGCACAAAGCGAATAAACACCTCGCCGCTCTCGCACATTGACGAGACCGCAAGCTTTTCAATATCGCTAAAGCAGAGCTGCCCAGCGGTGTTGCAGCTGTCTTTACGACCCCAAGCCGCCCAAGCTTTTTCAATCTGCTCATTGATGCGGGTATCAAGCCGCCCGCCGCGCTGACGCATCACCTGCCCTTGCAGCCTGACGCCAGTCCCAACAACGTTGTTGCGGACTACGCGAATTGCAGATTTTGCATAATCGTTGTCTCGCACGAGCTGACGCGACCGAGACCGCAGCCGCTTCAAGCTGCCCTTGATCTCCTGATCAGCAGAAGTGACAGACGTGACCCAATCAGCAGTCAGACGACTTGCTTGGGCACCGGCATACATCCGAGACCGTGGCCGCGGCATCGGGGAGGGGTTGCTGCGCCACAGCTCACGCCATGCAGTACGGATGCCCATCTCAGAACCTCACATAGAGAGAGTGCGGGTCGCCAAGACCGTTGGCGATCATTGCGGCCTTGCGTTCGCGGACCACAATTGCTTTTAGCTGACTCTCTCTGATCCTCAACTCAGCCAAGTCAACACGCTTAAAGGTGCGGTTGCCAATGCTGTATTCCGCCGCCTTATCGGCAATGATTGCTCGGATCGCGGTCGTAACAGCGTCTAGGTCCTTTTCAGCCTGGGTGCGGCCGTCAAATGCTGCCGGCTCAGTGCCTGTGTAAGCCAGCGAGGCGAAGACCTCAACGCGAGCCTCGCCAAGCGGAAACTTTTCGCTGTCTTTTGTTGCCTCGGCGTAGACGTACCAATCGCCCGCGTCAAAGCCAGCCGAGTCAGTGGCCGAGATTGTGAATTCCCAGCCCGTGCTGTATGCCGTCCCAACTACCCGGTGACCCTCGTGGGTGTGGTTAAAACGCAAGTAATAGGTAAGGGTCCAATCGCCGCTAGTGATGCTTTCATTTAGCGGGCCGACAAACGCATCATCTCGCCATTTGACGGTCTGCCCGGCATAAATCTTCTTTGGAATTTTCACGTCACCAGCTGTTGACGAACGATGTAGCCGGCGCAGGCGCCTTCTTAGCCGATTTTAGCTGTGGCCTTTTCCCGGTCTCTAGCTGCTTTTTAAGGTCATCCCACATCGTTGCCTTAGATAGGCGCCGGCAATGCAACAGGAAGGCCGCGTAGGAATAAACAGCGCAATCCAAGCACTCAGCGCGAGCCGATGACTTGCGTACCCATTGCCGCACCGGCACACCGTTTTTGAAAGTCAGTTTTTGACGCTCTGAGGTCAGCTGCTGGAAGTATTCCGTGTCTGCCGCCAAGCCGAAATTGAGGTTGCCTGGGCCTTCCTCTAAACGGAGCTTGCCGAACAAAGTCGTTTTTAGAACATCAGTGCCCAGCATGAAAAGGGTGACGCCTTTCTTGATCGTGCGGCCTCGCCAGTTCACGTCAACCTTGCTGCCCTTGCCAACTGCAGCGCTATTGCTACGGCTTGAGCCCTTAATGGCTACCACCCCACGGGGCAAACGCTCGCGGACGTAGTTGTAAGCCTCATGCGTGCAGTAGCCGGTATCAACAGCAAGCTGCGCGATCTTGAGCTTTTTGTGGCTTTCGGTTTCCCACTCAGTCGCCAACACGGCGTCTAACTGTTTCCACACCTCAGGCTGGGTTGGGTCGCCCATCAACTTTTGATGCCAAATCAGCCAGCCAGACTCCGGCTCACCCTTGGCCCCAGACCAACCCCACACCGACACCTCAAGGCGGTCCAGCTGCACGTCTGTTCCGGCAGTAAGCAGCACAACAGGATCAGGAACAACGCCCGGCTCATACGCCAAACGTCTACCCATCAGACCCTCAGAGCTGACTTGCGCGGTGTATGACTCTTCAAACGTCTCCGCAAGTCGAGTGTTACACCATGCCTTGAGCGCCGCTGGGTCGTTCTTCGCACGCAAAAAGTCGTCAACCAACTGCTCCCAGCTACACCACCCCAACGGGCTGTAAAGGCCTGACAAGTGAAAGCCAGCCGTCTTGCCGTCAAACGGTGCCGTTGCTCGCCACTCGCCCTCGGCCAACATCCGCGGCTTATGTCTCTCCTCAAACTGTTCCTTGCAGTGCTCGCACTCATAACGAGCAGTCGAAGGCTTGTCTTTCTCCCACTTCAGCTGCTTCCACTGCAGCCACTGCATTTCAGAGCAGATTGGACACGGCACAAAAAAGCGCCTGCGGTCTGAGCGTAAATACTCAGCCTCAATACGACTGAAATCTTTGATGGTCGGCGTGCTGGTCAGCAGGATCTTGCGACGCGCAAACGTCGTCGTGCGTCGTTCCGCCAGCGATACCGGGTCGCCCTCGCCGTCCACGTCAGCAGGGAACGCATCAACCTCATCACAGAAGAGATAACGACACGGAGCCGAGCGCAAACCCGTTGCCGAGTTAGCCCCGGTCAGCAGCATGATTCCGCCGCTGAACTCTTTGGCAAACATCGTGTTTCCAGAGTCCCGAGCCCGAGCAGGCGCGATCTTTTCCGACAGACACGGCGTATCGGTGATCATCGACTCAAGCCGCTGTTTGCTCAAGCGCTTTGCCATGTCAACCGTTGGCTGCACGCAGAGCATCGGCCCTGGCGCATGGTCGATGACGTACCCTAAAAAATTGCTCCCCGCCTCGGTCTTACCTGTCTGGGCCGCAAACTGCATCACCACCCGTTGCACCGGGCTAGTGCTGCTTAGACAATCCATCGGCTCTTGCAAGTAAGGCGTCCGGCTAGTACGCCACGGTCCAGGCTCTGCGCTCGCCTTGCTGCTCAGCTTTCGATATTTATCAGCCCACTCCGAAACCGTTAGCGGCGTCTCAGGCCGCAGCCCCTCAAGAAACCCAACGCGCCAAGCATTAACCATCAGACAGCTCCACAAGCGCAGCGCGGTGCTCTTCACTAAGCACCTGATGAATCCTTGCCGGATCCGTCTCGCCCGCCAACTGGTGACTTAACCGGTCAGCAAGGTTGGCCAGTGCTTCACGCACACTTCGGCCCAACGCAAACGCCTCTTTCTTCACCTCGTCAACCGGCACCAAATCACCACGCTGCTGGGTCACCTGCAGCTTCGCCAACTCCGCCTGATAGTGCTCCCGTCTCGCACGGCTCTCATTCAGATCAGGGATCGCGTCATCCGGCAAACGGTTCACCCGTTGCTTCAGTTCCTTCGCATCCTTGGGTGGCCTTGGCTCAATAGGGTCCGCCTCGCTCACCTTCGCGTTGTTGTTCTTCAGCGTGTTCTTATTCCACAGCTCTAAAGCCAGATCACGATCCAGCCAACGCTTCCCATCCTTCTCAACAACCGCAGCAGCTATCCGACTCTTGCTCGCGTGCGTAACAGCTGCCTTCGTACAACCCTTGATCGTTGCCAGCTCGGCAAACGTAATTAGCACCGGGTTAAGTGAAACTGGGCCTAACTTAACTCCCTCTAAACTCCACTTAACTCCCTTAGAGTTGGTCTATTTTGCGCCTGCCTGAGACCCCTTGCGCCGCAAGCGTTTAAAGCTTTTGACCCCTGGCGCTAGCCAAAAAACGCGCCTTCGGATGACC